TTAATGACATCACCAGGTCATTATTGAACCTTTATCCCGGTTCAACAGAGGGGGGTGGAGTTGATTCACAATACATCCTAGGCATACCTGTCCACATGTACACCTGGAAATCTTCTCCAGCTGCAACATAAAGATCTAGGACAGATCTTTCGCCTACAACAGCATTAGTTTTAATTTTAAATCCCTCAACTCGTTGGGATGTATCCGTCCAGTCTTGCACTTTACCTGGTACAAAACGATCTTGCGAATAATATGGAATTTCAAACTCCGTTGCAGTATTTATGTCCATGTTAGTATAAACAAGACCTCTAACTCCTGTATTAATTCTTGTCACGGGAGCAGCGTAGTCCAAAACGACGGAAGCAGCAGCAGCAGAGTTATAAGTGAACGAAGTTACAACAGACTCATTCCTCGCATACAATGAATCACCTAAAGGTTTACGTTGCACAACCACATTACCTTGGATGGTGCTTTGAGCGTTCGTCATATTAGCTAACGCTTTATAACGAATAGAACCACGAAAACCCTGAAACGCATAAGTAACCCAATGCATTAAAATAGTGTTAGCAAAATTGTACAGACCCGTATCAGCAGAATCGACTGCTCCAGCCACATTTCCCCTCAAAAAAGGGTAAGCTGCAAAGTTTAAATCGATTGAACGAGTTTGAGCAATACCAGAAGTACCATCATTTAAAGATTCTCTCCTCCACAAATTGTACCTCTTCAACATAGTACGGAAAGATAAAATAGATTCACCAGTAAAAACCATATTGATCATGGAATTATCTTGCTGGGATGGACCTAAATTGTCTGATTCAGCTTGTTGAGGTGCAGAAGGTTCAGGCGTATTTTGGGCTTCTGAAACAATTTCCTCACCCATTTGAGGTCTAAAAACAAATCGTTGAAACGAATCATCAGGTACAAAGACTTCAAAATCATCGCCCATGGAAACAAACACATTAACTTCAATGTTGTTATCCGTATCACTATTTGGCGTGGTAAGTTCATTAACAATGAACACACCAAGTACTCCATTTCCAGCTTCTTTAGAAGTATAAGCTGTAGTAGAGTACATTTGCGTCACAGAGTCGACACAAGGCGTGTGTCGATCGATCAACGTATAAGGTTGACCATTACCGATCTCAATAGTAAAATCCTGAGTATCGGCAATATCAATAACTTCGGTATAGTTCACATTGTACTCAGAGAAACGAACTCCAGCCATCGCACCAAAGTAATTAGGATCATAAACAATTTTAAGTCGACCTTTATGAAAGGCGGAACAAACGATTTGAAATCGAAACTTCATTGATCCAGTCCAAAACTTGAATGGCATCGCTGCCATAGCACAAGCTGGGAAATGAAACGATACAGGTGAAAGAGAACTTTCTGCCCAAGTAACTGGACTAATTCTCGCATTCCACAAGAGTGTCTCAGGAACTGTGCCCTGCTCCCACGCAAACTTAGTCAAATAGGATTCCCTCTTGGCTATCTCCTTGATGGCCATAGGATCTGAAGAACCTAAGCCAGCAATTCGTGGATCAATCGACAATTCTTGTTTATCATCAACAGTCAATTTACCTGCAGTATCTGGTACATTGGTGACAGCCAAAGAACTAGTAGGGAATATACGCATAGGCGATGGATTCTTAGTTTCAGGCGGTCGACAATATCCAAATTGCTTCGCAACCTTCGCAACATTCTCAGCAACAGTTGCTGTGGCTAAAGCGTAAGGTTTAATAGCTGGAATAACAGATAGTGCATTGGACATCTTGGCTACAGCAGTGGCTGGCCCAGATATCATGCCAGTCTTATTAGCTTCATCAATTTCAGTTTCCTCACCCATTTGCGGTTGCAAAGTGGATGTATCAACCGAAGTAAGTACAGACAAGCTAACATCCTCTGCCCACGCGAAGACAGAAATAGTGACATTGTCAGTGGCACCATTGGCATGCAACAAAGTATTCAAGGTTCTGAAATACAATTGTCCCATATCAGTCCATTCAGCGTCAGGAATAGTCAAGTAATTCTTATGATAGAAGAACGGCAGCACCATCTCTCCACCAGTGGAAGTCGTAGGATCCAAAAAGATGTGAGGCCACTGTGATGCTTGCACCAAATCTTGGGGTACTAAAGATGCTGTCTCAGTAATAGCATCATAGTCCGCAAGGGGCAAGTAAGCACATAGAACGCGGCCATACAAGAATCCATTACCATTAATGACAACTTTAACGTGCAATTTCGCACGCAAAAGATTGTAGTTATTGATCCTATTAATTACCCTGGTATTATTAAAATACAAATCCCAGGGATCAAAATCGACGCCTAATGTAGCACCAGTTCCCCATCCGATCTCAGCAATCTTAATG